GGTCTACGTTCTGTGAATTTAAACTCGGGGTCATCGGTAGGCTTTTTGGCGACTTTAGATACAAAACGGAAGAAAGGGTCTTGAGCTATTGCTAACTCAGAAACTCTATCACCGAAACTGTATTTTCGTCTAAGGTCACCTGTGTCTTTTGAAGTACCGTCAGACCATGTTGCCACGTCCGAATAGGTACTTGCACCAAATACATCAGCCATATTATCACCTTTTATTTAATCGTTATGGCTTAAAGTATTTTAAAAACTAAAAGATTCTAAATACTAAAAGCCTTTTCCAATTCGCTTTCAGCACCTAATAAGGCTTCAAATACTCGGTCATCAGGAGATTTCTCGACCTGCGCTCCGCCAGTGGTTGCAAGGGAGCTTGGAATATCTTGTACTTCACGCATTTTATTGCGCATCTCATTTCTTGTTTTACTAGCTATCTTATTATCACGATTCTTACGATTCATTAAATAATAAATATCTTCTAATTCAAGAGATTTAGACTTTGCGAAGTCAACGAACGTTCCCCACTCTTCGTCATCCATCTCATGATTTTGACGAAAAGATGCTTCTTTTGCTAACCTATGATTCTCAGACCTCTGTCCTTTTAAAGCTTTTCCAAGCCTACGTTGGACAATGCCATCAATCGTGGCGCCAAGTACTTTTGCGGAATCCGATTCGGGAGTCCCAAAAGCATCTTCGGCATCAAACACGAAATCTTCTGGAAGGTTGAGTTGTTGAGCCATATTCTGAGGTGTCTGTCCACCACCCTCAAAATAATTCCTCACATGAGTAATTAAATTGGGGTCATCTCGCATAGCATCAAGGATTGGCATATAAGGTTCTATCTCTTGGAGTTTTCCATTGAGCCTTCTAGCTTCTCTGCTTGAATCACTATACCTTTTTTGCATCGTTTCAACATCCACCACTTCTGGGTTTGTTTCAACATGCGGTTGAACTTCACTGGGGCTCGTCAGTGTGTTATCACTATTAGAATCCGAGGTTAGCTGCGAAGTTTCGTCTAATATCCCACCATTAACACTTTCATCGAGAGCTGCGAAAAAATCATCGCCACCTCCAATGACTGCGTCAACTGCTTCGGGATTTGGATTTGTAGTCTCTAATTCGGGGGCCATAACGGCGTTGCCTTGTTCTTGAGCCATACGTTTTTCTCCATTTTATTAATTTGATAAATTATAAACTTTAATGCTAAAGTTACAACTATTCTTTTTCACTCTGCTCTTTATCTTGCTTTAAGTCGTTTCTCATCTCATCACGAAGTCTTTGGAACTCAACTTTCAACATTCCTTTGAGTAATTTCTGTTGTGCCTGCGTATCTATTACATCTTTTCTTATTTCATTGGAAGCTTGTCCGACCTTCATTCTAATACCAGCCTGTACAAGTTGACGTTCTAATGTTTCAATAGTTCCATCTTTATCTTTCATAGCTTCTTCCATTGAAGATAATTGTCCTTGAAGTTGTGAATATACTGACTTCCTTTCGACAATTCCTTCTTTATTTCTAATATCTGTTTCAGCTATCATAGCAATATCATCTATTAATCCAGCTTGGAACCACCTAAAGTATTCTTCTAATAATGCCCATCTGTTTACAGGCATCGTAGCTCCTGATACTATCCTTACATCAAATCTTGCAGTGGAATAATCTTTATATCTTCCTATCGCTTCTCCATAATCATTATAAATAGGTATATTAATTTTAACTTCTTTTTCTTCTTGAGGCATCTGACCAGCTTCAGGCTGTGTAATCCTAAATACTTTTTCAATCGTATAATGTTTTTGAGCCATTTGCTGAAATACTCTACCTAAATGTTCTAAGGCAGGTTCTACAATACTACCCATCCATGCTTTTAATCTTCTCGTTCCAAACTCATCATTTGCAAGTAACCCTCTATATGTTTCAGGCTGCTCTTGTGTAAATCCCATCATCGCAGATGGTACTCCACTTATATATTCTGCATCTGCCTTTCCTTCTTGCACTACTGTATAAAAAGCATTGTTGATTGGAGCCGGTAATACAGGAGTTGGAGATGCAAAACCTTGACGATACTTTAATAAAGCCCCTGGCGAAGATGAATATTGTTCCCATTCTTCTTCAGGCACTGAACCTTCTTCATACATCCACCTAAGATTAGAAGCGAGGTTTGCATTATGTAACATAATCTGATGAGATTTATTTATCTCTTGTTGTTTACCAATAAGAGGAACAACTGCACTCATAGAATATGGAGTTCCACTGTACATATATGGAACAGGAACTATAGGATATTCAGTAATTGGTAAAGTATATTCATACAAGAATACATCATCACCAACTGTGCAAGTTAATATAACTCTATTCTCATGAAACTTTATTGCATCAACAATATTTCTACTGGCATCACTTGATTCTAATATTTTATAATCAGACTCACTCATTATCTGTTGTGAAATAGTAGTAGCAGCATCTTGAGCTTCAGCTGTTAATTGCATCCTTTGTTCTTCAATAGCCTGAATAGCCATCTTTTTAGATTTTTCTAATTCTAACTCAGCTCTTTCAGGTACCATTTCACCTGCTTGTACAGCTTCTTGGAGTTGAAGTTCTTTTTCTATTAATCCTACTTCTATCTCTTTTTGAAATTCATCTAGCTTTTCTTCTACTTGTTCTTTTATAACATCTAATTCTGCAGGACTCAGTTTTACTCTAATGAATACATTTCGATATGCAAATTTCTTCTTAGAATATGTTTCATAGTATGGGATAATATCTTCATCTTCAGCATCTAAGTTGACACCCATTGTAATATCTTCAGGCTGTATAGAGAATGATTCTTCTGTATCTCTCTGTGAATATGATACAATCTCAGTGCTTCTTGATACTTTCTTTATCTTAGCTTCGTGGTCAGGTAGCATATTTATCAAACTTGACCTTGAAAGATTCTTTCTAATTGTTACAAAAGTTGCATCTCTAAATAAGAAATCTCTACTGGCAGGGTCAACATACACATCATATGGTTCAATTCTTTTAAATTTAACTTCTCCCATTCCACGGTCATCATCTCTATCTATATCTACAAGAAAATATCCTACTCCTTTAGTTAGACTATCAAGAGCTACTTGACTATATAAAGATTTACCATTAGACAGATACCAACAATAATCTGCAATATCTGAATGAACTTGAGCAGCATCAACATCATCTCCTGTGGCTCCGACTGCTTTCCATCTTGGATTGTTAGCAGTAACGAAATACTTCATAATCTCTATAATAGGAGTTACTCTATTAATAGTGAATGTAGGCATCCCTGCTTCTTCTAACGAATCTACTTCTCTTTTTGAAAGTTGTTCATTTAAATAAAAGTCAAAACCTTTTTGGCTAAGAGCCTGCCATCTTTGTCTATGACTATTATTCGCCCTTTCCCAAAGTTGTTTATTGGTTTGAGCTCTTTTCTTATTTGTCATTCTTGCCATTTTATTAATTTATCCTTCCATATCTATCTCTTGCGTATCTACGAACTTGTTCGGTAATATCTACTGGGCCCCTCAACGTTGGTTCTAAAAATTGCCCATACGTTTCATGATATAATTTTGGGTCTTGAGCAAATCTAACATCTTGGTATACTGTTATACCTTTAACATCTGAAAGAGGAAGACCTCGTTCAAATATAGTATGAAGGTCTTTACCTTTCCTAAGAACTGCTTTTCCCAAAGGGTCTGTATACAAAGCTTGTTCAACTCCAAAATATGGGTATTCACCTGGGTCAAATCTACCCATACCCATTGCTTCTCGTCTTATTGCCCCAGCTGTGGTTTGAACATCATATAAAGCCCTATCTCCTCCAAACGATTGCATCCTACTCCCTATTCTAGGAACTTGATAAGGTTCTGGGTATCTTGGATAACTTGCCGGTTCTTTAGTAGAAAGAGCAGCCCAGTACGGCCTTTCCGTTCCTGCTCTAAAACCTGGATAATCTCCTCCTCCTTGTAAGACAGCTCTTCCTTCTTTAAACCCAACAATATCTGCCATGCTTAAACCTAATTCAGTTCCTCTTTTAACATTAACAATCTCACCTAAAAAAGGAATAGCCCCGATTGCAGACAACCCCATATTACGCCAATCTCCTTCTGTGGCATACAAAAGTGCGTCAAGAGCATCTGCGGGAGGTAAAGCTATACCAAGTGATTGTAAAGCTCCATGAACAGTAAGTTCAGGCTTTGGTTGTAATTTTGCTAAATCTCTTTTTTGTTTAGCTGATAGTTTTTTTCTTTTTCTATGTTCTTTAGGAGTAAAACCACCACTTAATCTTTCATATAATGTAGGTTCCTCTACAGCACCATATCTTAATAATTCTTTTTTTGGTTTAGATTTCTTTTTTTTATCTTTTGCCACTTACTATCTCAACCATTTCTTGACTACTTCAACAAAATGTTCAGGGTCACCTTTACCGCCTTCACTATTGTAATACTTTTTCCAATAAGCGGCTTGTCCTTCAACTGTGCTAGGCATCTTCTTAGGAACTCTCCAATACTTTAACCGACAATGAACTATGCCAGCTGCTATATTCTTTTCTAATATTTCTGCCCATATTCTTTCATCATAATTTTGCCAATGCTTTACATCTACTAAAGTTGCTTCTGCACATTTTTTCATTAATTTAGGACGATGTTTAAGATAGTGTGCTAAGTTATCTACACATGTTGCCGGCTCTACTTGCCAGAAACTTCTAGCGGGGCCGTCGCCCATTTGCCTAATATACTCATATCTTGACTCAACAATCCCAGTAGCTACGACTAGATTTATAGCATCTTCAGATGCATACTTTTCGCCTAACTTAGAACAAGTATCGGTCACTAAAGAACGAATCTGCTTAACACTAATCATATTAAGCCACTATCCAACTTTTTGCTTTTCTCGTTGGCTTGAACCATCTCTTTTTTTCCTTATCACGTTTCATATTTGGTGGAAACGAATGCACTTGAGAATAATAAAGACTCTCTATTGTATCGTCATGAGCCATTTTAGGGCCAAAAGTAACAATTTCGTTAATCAAATCAAACATATTTTTCCTCAAATGCACCGTTCCTGTACTAAAACGAGCCGAAAGGCCACTATAAATGCGATTACGCTTGTTAGTTCCGCCTGGTTTCTCTGGAATTACGGCTATATCGAACCTATTTAGTCGTCTTCTTTCATCATTTAAGGCTTGAAATATAGACCTATTCATGGCAACGTCCTCAACTGTGGATGATGTGCAGTTATATTTCTGATGTAATTCTAGTATATAATCCACTACACCCTTCTTACCAATCAAATCACCTGTGCCGGGAGATTTACTACCAATCGTAGGAACACTTCTATGTCTTTCATATTCGAGTACATATATTTCATTATTTGTATCCACTGCAATTACCATAATTACTGAGAAGTCAGCATGCTTTGTATCAATATCTGTGGCTGGGTCGCATCCTATAAATGTATTAACAGGCATTTGTTCCCCATCTTTTACAATATAATTCACTCCATCTTCATTCTGATAGTATCCATCCCAATAACTAACATGTTGTCTTGTCCATACTGCATCTTCATCACTCATGACTTCCATCATGTATTCTTGGAAATACTTCTGTGGTTGACCTGAATCTGAATAAAACTTCTTCTTCTCTTTTAACTTCTTCTTACTAAAGAAAGAAGGCCATAATGAAGAGCCTTCACTAGTTAAAGCCTTATATGTAATTACATTCCAAGCAAAATCTTTATTTTCTTTTTTAGCTTTAGCATGACTTGTAAGAAGATTGTTAATAAAGGAATCATAATGTACGGGAGTGCCATTAACACGGAGCCGACCAGTATGAGGCTCAAGCGCGGGATAAACAACAGCAGTGACAAGGTTTGCATTTTTATCCCTTGCATCCCTTGTAATTGTATTTGCTTCATGTTCAAAGTCATCCAGTACTATTAAATCATACCTTTTATGTAGTTTAGCTCCTCCACGAATACCAGACACGTTAGATTTACTAATTAGTTTACATCCATTTGTCAGCTCAACATCTTCCTCTGTCCATTTGCTACCTCTCATGTTACCAAAATAATACTTTATTTTATCATTATAATCAAGGTGATGTTTAATATAATCCATATTACCTACTGATAACTTCTGAGTGGCAGACACCCAAGCATAGAATAGGAAGTCATCTTTACTACAAAACAGAAAATCTTTTAATATAGAAGCCTTTGTAAGAACTGTCTTCCCATGACCTCTTGGGATAATAATAGCTGTCTGCTTAACCTCTTTATTATCTATAACATCAGCAATTTCATAGTGAAAGAAAGGAGTTTCACTACGCATAAAGTCATTAGCAAGGAACAGTTTACCAAATGCTATTAAGTCATTATTCGCAAGTTTTAAAGCTTCTTCAGCCTCACTTACGTTTTGGCTGTTTATATTCATCTAAAAAGGTACTGTACCTCTTATAACAGGAGCAGTAGTTATTGCATCTATTAATGTTCTTAATCCTGCTTGTGCCATTAAATCTCTTTTACCTCCATATGGGACTATTGATTTCCATCCCTCTAAATGAACATTTGGTGAAAAAATCTCTTTCCATTCGCCTGGATGCATTTTAAAATCCCAAACATCTTCATATTTGATTGTTTTCTCTCCAAATTTTGCTGAATATCCTCCCATAACTGAATGCTGTGGAGTTTTCATATCAGTCATTATTACCTGACCACCCTTTATTTCATCTATAAGAAATTGAGCCCTTTTACTCTCAGGATTAAAACTTAACGTTCCATCTTTATTTTCTTTAAAAATCTTTGTTCCTTTTCTTGGTTTTAGTCCAAATGTTCTTCTATACAAAAATTCTCTTGCATCACCAACTGCTGCATCTCTTGATATTCTTATTTTAACTGCTTTTTTCAACTCTGGTGTACCCTTTGCATATCCAGATTTAACAAGAGATTGCGCCAAAGACCTTTTTCCAAAAGGACTAAGTTCATATAATGGCGTATCTTGTGCTAAAGATTTTATAGCTCTACCAATTGCACCACCAATTCTTTTAACTTTACTTGGTTCTGCCCAATATGCTTCTTGTCCAAACCCTCCTCCATACATTACATTTCTTCTAATTGTCTTTAAAGAACCTCCATACGCAAACGGCTGTCTTACATTAGTTGCAACTCTACCTATAGCTTTTGGAGCTTGTGACATCATAAGTGGAACACTTAAAGCTCCTAATAAATTTCTTGATGCCTGCATAGTAGGGTCAGCAAGCTCAGAAGGAGGGTCTATAATATCAACAAATGGTATGCCGGGTAATACATCAGCAACTGCAGCTGCTGCAGCTCCCATAGGCCCTGACTCATAAAGCTTATCTGCTGTTTTTTGTATGATATTCCTTTTGTCTTTAGGAGATTTAGAAATACCTACATGAATTACACTTTGAATATCGTGCCAATCGCCTTCAGCTGTTGTATCCTTTACATCTTCATAAGATAAAGACATAAGATTACCTACATACCTTTCACGCAAAAACTTCTCTTTATTTACTGAAACTGCTGTAGTAGACGCAGGCGCAAGAGGCTTCTTTTTTGGTGCCCCAAATAAATTAATATGCCTACTTGTCTTTTTCTTTTGATTTGCCATCTAAAAACTTTTCAAATTTCTTATCGTCTTTGTTCATTTCAACATAGAGCTGAACAACCTTTTCTAAGTTAAACAATCTTTGCGATAACATTGAAACTATTGTTCTTGTGTTCTCCATAGCTCTTCTTAAGTCATGTTTTGAATATGAAGCCTTCCTTTTAGCCATTATTCCACCATTCTTTCTGGTAATGGCATCTTATCAATAATACCTAATATCTTGCTAATATATACTATATCTCTTGAAGATGGGTTATATATATTTTCCCATTTTATACTTGCACTGAATGTTTTTAATAGAGCAATAGCTTCATCAAGTTCCATCTTTTCAGGTAAATCTCTACCAGTCGAACTTGCAAACTTCTTTATTAACGTATCCATCTAGTTCTCCCAACACTTGATTCCGTCTTCAGTAAATTCCATAGTTATCCAACCAGTTCTGATAATAGGATACATTGAGTATCTAGCATATTCTGCATATCTCAAAAAACTGCCACCTCTTACATACCATCTTCTATGTAAAGTTTCCTCATCACCATCTACTATAATAGAATCTACTGGTTTTGCATAAAGTTGGTGGTTGTGACCTAAGAAAAAGACATCTCCTTGAGAATATACCGCAGCTAATTTATCTAATTCCAAATCTCCATTCTTTGCACCACTTTTTCCATGACCACTAACCAAATTCCATTCCTTATCCCTACAAACTATTTGACTATAGCCAGGCATTTTAAAATATGGTACATTCATTTCATTGGCTATTAGTTTACATATATCCAAATCTAAAATATTAAAACTTCTAAGATAATCGTGATTACCTCCTCTTATAAAAAGACACTTATCCTTAATTGTTTGTATTAATTGAATAAAAGTAAGATATTGTTCATCAGGTGGAATCTCTTGTCCTCTCTGACTTATCTTATAGTGAGGTGGGATTAATTCTAATAAATCACCATTACCAAACCAAACAGCATTATCATCTTCATAAATAGTCTTTACTGCCTGCTGGAATTTCTTTAAATCAAATTCATGAGCTCCAACATGAACGTCTGTTAACCCATGAACTCTGATAACCTTATCTGACTCATATCGAAATACCTGACCTGGGGATACTTCTTCATACTCTTTAATCTCAGTCTCTATTGGTACTGAAAAATATCTTGAGCATGATTTACATTTATATTGTTGTGAGATTCCCTTCTTTTTTTTCTTAACCCCATCCTTTTTAACATACATGCTTGCGCATCTTGGACAAACCATTATTCAGACTCCGATTGTGCAGTTATTTGTTTTTGTTCTCTTGCAGCTCCCTCAATTTCATCAGGAGAGAACCCTTGAAACACTCCAAGAAGTCCTACTTCTCTTTGTTTTACTGTGGCCCCTGAAGTTCCTACTATCTTACCTAGCTCTTTTGTGGATTGCAATATGATATTGTCATCTTCACTATAGTCTGCAAGGTTCTTCAACTTACCTAATATATACTCATGGTCAATACCAAGACCTTTAGCTACATCTAATACTGATTTCTCTATTTCTTTCATAACTCTTTCCTGTTTTAATAATATTGTTGCTTTCTTCCTTGCCTTGTCATTCGACATTTCG